ACTCACCGCAGTATCAGCAACAACCGCAGTGATTGCAGCAAACACGGTTACGAAGAAAACTTTTGCTGGCAGCGCCCAGTTGTCCTACCAAGTATTGGACTTCACAGACCCTGCCGCAATGCAAATTATTGTGCAAGACCTTGCAGGCCAGTACCTCACCGCCATTGACAATTTCGCTGCAGACAACTTGCTTGCAGCTGCAACTTCAGCCGGCGTCTGGGACCTCTCAGTAACTGACCTGATGAAGTCAATTTACGATGCAGCAGTTGTTACCAGCGCAGCAACCAACTACTTGCCAACCCACATTTTCGTAGACCCTGCAACATGGGCACTCATGGGCCAGCTCGTAGACACCACTAACCGCCCAATTTTCCCAAGCATTGGCGCACCAGGCTTGAACGGTCAGAACAGCCTTGGCGCTGGTCAGGCCACTTCATGGTCGGGTATGAACCCACTTGGCTTGCAAATTGTCGTAGACAACAAGTTTGCTGCCAAGACAATGGTAATTATGAACCAGAACGCATTTGAGATTTACCGCCAAGACCGCGGCATGCTCACCGTTGAAGTTCCAAACACATTGGGTCGCCAAATGAGCGTGTTTGGTTACGCAGCAACGTTCGCTGCTAACGCCAACATGATTCAGAAAATTACTCAGGCTTAACCCGAAAGGCGGGCTACCGCCATGGCGGTTTACTCAGTAACCCACAAGTCGTTACTCGACAACTACGCAGTCTTACAACTGCTCACCAGCAACGAAATTGCTGTAGGTCAAAGCATCACAGTGGCGGCCGTTGACGCAACATTTAACGGCACGTACACCGTGTACGCGTTACCAGAGTATTTGTATATCGGCACTGACGCTGAGGGCGATTTGGTTTATGACTACAACGTAGCCATAGAAAATCAAGTGCTTTACGCGCGCTCTGGCACGGACTTAACGCGCACAGCTGCGACCGGCACAGTCACATACACCCAGACGGCAAGTTGGGTAACCAGTACCCAGATTGAGGATTGGTTGGGCATCGGCACCGCTTCGAGTCTTGATGCTGCATTCTTGACGCAGTGCGCCAGTAGCGCCTCGGCGTTTTGTTATCGCCGCAGGCAAGAGGCTGGTTACATTGACTCGTTGACCACCAGCCCAAGTGCAGACGTCACCCTAGGCACCATCATGTACGGCGGCATGCTTTATCGGCAGCGCGGCAGCATTGACTCTTTCGCCAGTTTTGGCGATGGCGGCGCGGTATCAGTTACGGGCCTCTCAGGCGTCATAAAACAACTGCTTGGCATAGACAGACCGCAGGTGGCATAACTCATGCCTGTGGCCTTTACAGACCTGTTTAATGAAGCCCTAGACGACCTCACAGCCACACTCACGGCAGTTATCGGTTTGCAGGTAGTCAACGACCCGCGCAACCTGGTACCGCCATGCGCATTTATTGACGCCCCCACATTCGAGGCGTTTAACTACAACATCGTAAAAATGATATTTCCTGTGCGCGTCATCACCCTCGGCCCAAACAACCTCGACGCGCAACGCTCACTACTAAACCTCGCCAGCAAGGTACTTGGCGCTAATGTTGGGTTGACGGACGGACGGCCAACTATCGCCATGATAGGCGGCGCGGACTATCCGGCATACGATTTAACAATTACAATGCAAGCACAGACAGCGTGAAAGGCTAACTATGTTTAAGATTTCAAGTGAGCGTCTAGGCAAAATTGGCGATTTCTTTGACGCTGCAGCTGCCGAAAAAGACGGCGTAAACGTGCTGGCACTCATTGCCGGCGGTTTCCTTGCCGAAACGTCCACCAAAACCGACCCGAAACCTGCTAAAACAGAACAAGAACCAAGCGAGGATTAAACACCATGGCAACTAGCACCTATCTCTCAAACCCAGTAGTAACCGTTAACGCGGTTGATTTAACTGACCAGACGACTAGCGCAGTATTCACAAGGGTTATTGAGGCCCTGGAATCAAGTAGCTTCGGTTCTAGTTCAAGGGTCTACACGGCTGGGATGTCACTGAATACATTAACCGTAACTTTGTACAACTCTTACGCAGCGACCGAAACATACGCCACGTTGTCAGCTCTTGTCGGTACACAAACCACAGTAAAAGTTAAACCAGCAGCTGGTACGACCTCAGCAACAAACCCAGAACATACCCTCACCGGTGCGTATCTTGAAACGTTGCCACTCGTCAACGGCCAACTCGGCGCACTCGATACGATTGACATTACTTTTACTGGTGGCGTTTACAGCGTTTCCACCGGCGCATAACAAACCTCAACCCGAAAGGTAGCCCGACATGCAACTAAGGCTAAAAGTACAACGCAAAAACGAGAACGCCTACGAGGTTGTCACTAGCCTCGCGGTCATTGTCGCATGGGAACGGCGCTTTAAGCGTCGCGCCAGTGACCTAGGCGCAGGTGTAGGCATGGAAGATTTAGCCTTTATGGCATGGGACGCCAGCCAACGCGCAAACATTGTGGTACCAGCCACACTCGACGCATTCATTAACGACATTGAGCTGCTCGAGGTCGTAGACAGTGAGTCACAAAGTTTTACCGAGCCGGCACCGTCCGGCGACAACTAGCAGAACTGCTATTACACACGGGCTGGTGGCCCCCAAGTGTAGACTTTGAGTTACCAGACTTAGCCACCGTCATAGACATTCTAGAAAGGCAGCGTAAAGAAAATGCCCGCCACCGCTAGTTATCAGGTCTATGGCATTCAAGAGGCGCTCGCTGAGATAAACAAAGTAGACCGCCTTTTACGCCGGCAGATAACTAAAGACATTCAGGCTGGCGCTGGCACTCGACTTGTCACTGCTGCACGTTCGTTCATACCCACTAAGACGCCTCTTTCGCGCATGGTTAATGGCAACATGATTAAGGGCCGCGACGGCACGGGCTGGTCACGCACCCGTGTTGTTGCTGGCATTCGCACCGTTGTAGGCAAACGCGGCCAGCGTGCTCGTACTGTAACGTTCTCTAATGGCCGTACAGCCGATTTTAAGGCGACGCAATACCAGTTACTGGTTCTACAGCAACGCGACGCTGCCGGCGCTATCTGGGACCACGCAGGCATTCGAGGCGGCGGCCAGTTTGTCACTAACCTTTTGGCTGAGGGCGAGCACGTCGGGCCAGCAGCTGCGCCACGCGCTCTGCAACCAGCCGCTGAAAGTGTGCTACCAGCCGTCGAGGCTGAAGTAGACAAGATAGTGCAACGCGTTATGACTATTGTTAACCGTAACCTTGTAACGACTAGGACGCGCTAACTATGGCAATCAACATTCCGATTATTTCTAGCCTGAACACCAAGGGGTTCGACAGCGCCAAGAAAGAGTTTCAGAGCCTGCAGGGTTTTGGTGCCAAGAGCGGGTTTCTTTTAGAGAAAGCAATGTTGCCCGCTGCCGGCGCAGTCACCGCACTGGCTGGCGGTTTAGTAATTGCTGCTAAGGCCGCTATTGCAGATGAGCAAAGCACCAAACTTTTAGAAACACAGCTGCGCGCAACGCTCGGACCTAACCAGGCTCTTGCCGATAGTGTTGCCGATTTCGTTGACCAGACACAATTAGCAACTGGCGTAGCAGACGATGAACTACGACCAGCACTTGCCGGCTTGGTCCGGTACACGGGCGACGCAACCAAGGCTCAAGAACTGCTCACTTTAAGCCTCGACGCCTCAAAAGCGACGGGCAAAGATTTAACCGCTGTCAGCACGGCTATTGGGCGTGCGTACGACGGCAACTTTACAAGTCTAAAAAAGTTGGGCATACCGCTCGATGAGAACATTATTAAAACGAAAGACTTTGAGGCTGCACAAAGAGCGTTAAGTGCACAGTTTGCTGGCGCGTCAGCTGCTAACGCCAGCACGTTTGCTGGACGTATGCAAATACTTAAAGTGCGTTTTGACGAAGTAGTAGAAGCCATCGGTTACAAGGTGCTACCAAAACTTGGGCAACTGCTTGACTACACCGACAAGCTGATAAAGATAATGGACGAGCGCGGTTTAGGTGGCGTCATTGGCGAACTAGGTGGCAAACTACGGCGCTTCCTTGACCC